TGGCGTCCTGGAACTGCTGATGCTTCGTGCCGGGCCGGTAGGCCGGCGCCGTAACGCAGCACTGCACCGTCGTATTGTCGTACCCGTTGGCTGGCTTGGGCGCGGTCAATTCGGGAACGCCGGGCAGGTTATCGAAAAGAATGAACATCTCACTTGTCATCGAACCCATAAGGTTCTCCTTTCTAGTCTAGTCTATCATGCGCCCCTCAAGAGGACGCCGTTACTGGTTAGGACACGTTGCTCAGCCACATCGAGGCGTTGGGCTTCCAGGTGACCAGATTTCCGCTCCAGAGGATGCGGGCCAGCCAGAAGTCGTAGCCCTGGGTCTGCTCGCCCTGCCACTTGAAGTCGGTGAGCTTGAAGTTGCGGTCCTTGTGGATGCGCAGCTCCCAGTACCGCAGGTTGAAGATGAACACCCAGCTGCGGGTCGTGCTGGTCTTCTGGAGGTACGGCACGGAGACAATCTGGTGGCCGTCGAACGTGACCTTCCGCACGCCCTGGCGCTGATTGTCGCCCGGCTTGTACCCGCTCAGGCGGGACTCGGCCTCGGCCAGAATCTTGTCGTACAGCGTCGGGCACAGGCAGATGTACAGGTCGTCCTCCTGCTCCATGTGGTCGGTCACACTGGACTCGTTGATCCACTTGCGCAGTTGGTTCAGGGACAGGCTGTAGGCCGTGTCCTGACTGGAACTGGACACCGATTCGTTCAGACCGCCCGGATCTGCGCCCTGCCACCAGTCGTTCGTGTTGGAAGAGAAGGTGCGGGACAACCCGCCGTACGCCGTGTCGTGATTGAGGGCCGAAATGACGCTCAGGAACTTCTTGCCCGAATCGTAGACGGGGGTCGTGGACCCCTCGTTCCAGATTTGGGCGTTCAGCTTGAGCCGCGCGCCGCGCTGGCCCTTCTTCACCAGATGGTCGCCCAGATCGAGCAGTTGAATCTCGCTCATGGCCTCGACGTTCTGGAGTTGCTCGTCCACGCCGTACCGCAGGGGCAGTTGGGACTTCTTGAACTGGAAGCGCGGCTTCTCCAGCGTATCGGTCTTGGCGTCGGTCAGGGGCTCGTTCTCGGTGTAGTCCTGGCCCTGACCGTCGATTTCGGCGGTGTCCACCAGTTGCTCGATGTACTTGCCGCCGGTATGGGTGACTTGATGGCGGGTCTGGAGTTCTTCGAGGAAGGGAATCTTCTGATAGACCTGATTCACCAGTGTCCTATTGAAGAGTTCTCTCGTTGCCGCAGAGAGATCGGTTGTCGTGGTCATAACATCTCACTTTCTCTAGGGAGTCCGCACGAGGGGGACTCCTTCGTGGTTAGGGCGAAGTGGCAAAGGCTTTCTTCCACTTGCCGGCTTTCATTCGTTTCAGCATGTCGGCCTTGACCTGCTCGTTCGTGCCGGGCTTGAACTCTTCCTCGTCCAGCAGTTCGGCATGACTCAGGCCGCGCAGACCGTTGTCGGTGGAAACCTTCTCCCTGGCCGGCGCGGGCTTGGCGTGCTTCCGGGCCACTTCCGCGTAGGCTTTGCGCAGGAGCTTGATGCCCTGGGGCAGGGTCGTGGGCTGATCGACCTCGTGGTCGTCAATCCACTGGTCCGACAGTTTGATCGCCTCGTTGCGGAACTGCGCGCCGTACTCCTCGTCGAGCATGGAATAGACTTCCTCTTCCATCGCCCGGTGAGCGTTGGCCTGCGCGTCTTCCTGTTCCTTCCTGGACCGCTGCGCCAAAGCGGCTTCCGCCTTGGCCGAGCGATCTTCGAGGGCGGCGACCTTGGCCGTCATGGCCTGGAACTTCTGCACCAGGGCGGGGACATCCGTCGTATCGGGGTCCAGCGTGGCAAGGTCCTGGAACTCCTTCTTGGTCAAAGCCTGCTGGAGCTGTGCTTGCAGCTCCCCCAGTTGACCTTGGAGGCTGTTCACTTGTTCCACCAACTGTTCCTTCTCGGCCTGGGCTTGGTCGTAGGCCGACTGGATGCGCTTGCGATTGGCGCGTTCCTGGTCCAACTGCTGCTGGGTCTTCTCGTACTCGGCGGGCTGTTTGGTCTCGGACCCTTTAGCCTCGGGCGCACTTTCGGACCCCTGTTCCTGCGTGTCTTCGGTCTTGGTTTCCAACTCTTCTTTCTTGTCCCGATCTGCCATCTTGAAAATCCTTTCCGCTTGCGTTTGAGCCCGTGGCTCTTTCCGCGAAAGTCGGTGAACCGCTCCGTCGCGCTGTTTGGTCACAAAACCCTTTAGCGGCGGGAGCGAACTGGTTACTCGGGCGGGCGCAACGAAAAAGCGGCAGAACAGGAGGAATAGGCTCCTATTCAGCCGCTTCTTATTGCCTTGCGTCACGCGCGGACCGGCCGGTCCTTGCGTGAACCCGCGCTTATTCAATTGTCTTTACTTGCTATTTGATCTTCTCACTCCACCGGGCCTTCTTCTTGCGCTTGGCTTTGACCTTTTTGGGCAATCCTTTCGGGGACTGGCCCGCCACAAACTCAGCGGCCTTGCCCTTGGTCAAGCCGCCCTTCGGCCGGATCGAGCCGTGGGCAATGCCTTGCATCATGGACCATTGCGCTTTGGATTTGGCTGGCATATCACGCTCCTTGTCCTACAGGTTGAGGTTGAGGTTGCGGCGGCGTCGGGCCTGCCGTCGGCCCGCCTGGGCCCGGCGGTCCCGCCGGCGGTCCCGCCTGCGCCTGCTGTTTCTGCAGCGCCGCTCCTATGACGCCCTGCGCCTTCTGCATGAGCATTTGCATCCCCTGCTCCGGTGGAATCTTGCCCGCCTGGACCCCTTGCAGGACGGCGTTGAACGCCATCCACTCCGTCCAGCCCGCGTGCCGCTCCAGGATCTTGCGCCAGTTGGGGATTTCCAGCACCCGCAGCAACTCCGGCAGCATGGGACTGGGCGGACCCTGCATCAGGCCGTTGGCCTGCATGTACCGGGCGATGCGCTTCTCGGCGTCGAACGGCAGACTGGAAGAGACCTGGACCTGGACATCGTACTTCACGTCCTTCATCTGGGACGAAATCTGCACGACGCCGGGAATGGCGTTCTCCCCCAGAATGCGCACCAGCCGCTCCGGCTCGTAGTTCTTCTGGCAGATTTCCGCCGCCATTTGCCCGATACGCTGAATCCACAATCGCTCCAGCGTCATTTGCAGACTGACCCGGTCCTGGGCACTGATGGCCAGGTACGAGCTTTCCGTGGCCGTCAGGTCGCCGGAAGTCTTCTTGCCCTGCGCGATGTCCTGGAGTCCGATGTTGTTCTTGAACTCCTGGGCGAACAGTTGGTACAAAAAGCCGATGACCGGGGACGAACTCGGCGGGTCCATGTACTTGAACTTGCCCAACCCGCCTTTCGCCAGCCGGATAATCGCGCCCGCGCCCGCGCCGATGGTGAAGTGCCGCTTGTCCCGCGCCTTGGGGGAGTCGATGGCCCCGCGCTCCACGGCAACCTTCGGATCGCCATACTGCTTCATGTGGTTGACCAGGTGGGACACGCTCACGTTGATCATGTCCTGGCAGGTCTTGACCAACTGCACGGCGTCGGAGCCCTGCCACATGAAGGGAATGACGTAGTGGGGACTGGTAATGAAGGGCCAGACCCGGTACTGGTAGACTTGGTCCGCCTCGTCTTCGTTCAGGATCGTATCGCCCGTGCGCAGGATGTAGCGGCCGCGCGGGAACCGGGGACTCTTCCACTTGACCGGCTCGCGCTTCGGCCAGTTCTCCGGCGCGAGAGGCTGCCGGGTAATGCTGTCGAACAGTTGCACGCCTTCGGTATAGATGGCCCCGGACGCTAACAGTTCCTCCTTCGGGACCGGCTCGGTGAACTCCTTCGGGTCTTCCGTGTAATCATGGAACCACGTCTCGCTGATCTTGACGTACTTAGTCGTATCCGGCTTGTCCGTCTTCTTGCGGGAAGCGCCGAGGGATTGCAGGATTTGGTTCAGGAGCTTATTGCCTTCTCCGTCCGGGCCACGGTCGATGCCGCCGTAGCCGGCGCCGGGATAAGAGCCCTGCCCGCTTCTCTGGCCGATGATGTCCGGCCCGCCGCCTTCCATCATCTCGCCGGTGTCCTTGTCCGCCTGCTCCTGCAATTGCTTCTTGTAGTCGGGCCAGCGGTCGAGGGCATATTCCAACTCCACGTAGCGTACCGTGCCGCAGGAGCCGTCGTTGATACTCTCTTCGCCCGTGGCCCAGAACAGGGTGGGCTTCCACAGCTTGCCCTTGACATCCCCCAGCCAGCGGCCGGGAATCTTGGAATCGTCCCAATCGACCTTCGGCTCCCAGAACAGCTTGTAGACCCGGTAGCCGTAGATCTTGCCGCAGAGAATGGCCTTGAGCTGCTCCAGGGCCATGCCCTCGTCGTTCAGGCCCCGCTCCCACATCCACTGGAGCCAGCCCTGCCACGCCTCCGCCGCCTCGGAATCGCCGGGCTCCCACGGGTCACAGATGAATTGCGGCTCCGCCCGCGTGATCTTGGCCGCCTCCTGCATGGCGCTGGGCCAGATGTAGTTAATGACGATCCAGTCCCAGTCCTTGTGCTTCTTCTTGCCCACCAGTTGCTCGGAGAAGAAGTAGTTCAGGTTCTCCTGCCACATGGAAGTCCAGGCGCGGGTCACGGCCATGCCCTTGTCTTCCTCGTCCTTGAGGGCCTTGACCAAGCGGTCCTTCGGGGCAAGTCCCGTACTCGGATTGTCCTTCACTTCCAAGGCTATGCCCATATTATATACTCACCCAATCGCTTGCTTTCTCCGTCGTCATGCGGGAGACTTCCCGGTAGACTCGCGTCATGTGCTCCTCGCACCATTGGGAAATCTGTTTCGACCATTCCAATACTCCTTGCTGGAACGGGTCCGCAGGATTCAAACCCCGTTGGGCATACTGCCAGAGCATCGGAATCGGGTACGGGTCCAGCAGGGTCGCCGCCGGAACGTAGCCACCCCGCCATTGCAATCTGTCCGCCCGGAGAGATGACACGGCCGCCAGGACGGCGGAGCCCGCGTGTTCCTGTGTAGCATTGGCGGTGAGGGCGGAGGTCCCGGCAAGAGGCGTCGCCCCCGCATCGACCGGGACGACGGGAATTTCTACCCACATGACCTGGACTCCCGCCAATGCGATCCGGCAGCGCGCGTCTTTCGCGAGTGCCTGGATGCCCGCCAATGCGATCCGGCAGCGCGGGTCTTTCGCGAGTGCCTGGATGCCCGCCAATTCCAGCCGGGGCTTGGCCGCCCCCAGAAGTAACTCAAACTCGGCAACTTCGGTGTACGTCCCGCCGTTATTGACGGTGACGTAGAGCCGGTAGCCCCGGTAACTGGTCGTATTGGCGAAGTTGAATGTCCGCTTCTCGCCGTCGCCCCAGGCCGTCTGATCGGCCGGAGTATCGAGATCGGTATAGGTCGAGCCGTTGTAGCCCTGGAGTTTGAAGGTCTTAGGCGCGCCCGCCTGGTTGCCTGAGCCACTGCGGGCCGTGATCGTGTAGCTCGTGACGATCATCGGCTGATAGGCCCCCCAGTCGTACATCAGCCAACAGGGAGTCACACCGGCGCTGGTCGTGCTCCACCAGGTCGCCCCGTTGTCGTCCATCGCCTTGTAGGCGTAGTAGGTACCCGACAAGGAACTCGACGCCGAGGCCGTGCCCGAGGGGGCCACATTACTCGTCATGGTGGGAATGGCATCCGCCATATCAGCTTAGCTCCGTCGTCTCCCAACCGATTTCGACCGTCGCGGGCCACGCGCCGCCCGCCGGATTGCTGTACCAGGTATATTCCCGCAGGTCGCAGGTATCACTGGGCAACTGAACTTCGTCGCCGTAGTAGCGTGTGCCGTCCACCGTCATGAACGGCTTGAACTTCGCGGTCCCGCCGCCGGGATTGCGGCAATGGGCCCGCGCCGTCACCGTAGTAACCGTCCCTGCCGGCAGGGCGACGGTGTAGGAATCCCGCTCGCTGACGGCATCGGACTCGTTGTAGTAGGTGGCGTAGCCGCTCCCTACGTCATTGATCGCGTCGTAGTGGCTCGCCTTGTTGCTGGTCCAATCGGCGTCGCCGCCGTCCGCCGTGAAGCACAAGCCGTCGATCCTCCGGTCGCCGAGGAAATCGTTGAAGGGGGCGTCGCCGTCGCCGGAATGAAGGTAGAAATCATCCCAATAAGTATTATGGCTGTACATGGAGCCGCCGTTGAGACAGCCAAGCATTATTTGCCCGCAACTACCACTGCCGGACTGGCGCAAGTTCAAGTCGGAGGTGAGCGCTATCTTCTCCACGCCGTCTACCTTGACCTGGACGGAGCCGGAGGCTGCGCAGGTGAACTTCAATTCCAGATAATTGTAGACCCCAAAGGCGATCGCGCCGTCCTCGCTTTCGGCGAGTACCGACCCATTGTAGGCCGTCTTGATGCGGATACGGCCCATACTAGTCACATCGACGCAAAACTGTTTGCCCGCTGCGGCGGACAGAACGCGCAGACATTCCGTAGAGGCCGTCGCGCAGTAGGGAGCCGAGACGGCGACCCCCAGGAACACCGTCTCGATCTCCGCCGGAAGCCGCCGTAACCAACAGCCGGAGATTCCGCTGGTTCCGTTATCCCCTACTTGTAGACAACCGCCGCCTCGTCGCCCCGCATTGCTGGAGCAAGATGCATTTGCGCCCGTGCTGCTCCAATAGGATTCCAGGAGTTTCTGTGCGCCGTCGGCGCCGTACAGGTCAAAGCCGTTTTGGATCACAACAGTCGGAGGTGTAAAGGGCATTGCGTATCTCCTTTCACGCGGATGGAACGCCGAAATGGTCGATCTGGGACACCGAGTTCGCGCCCCAGTCGCAGGCGTGAACCTCGAAACCTTCACCTAGCCGCAAAGTCATGTTCTTTCCCCTTTGGCGCTAATCCTGTGTAATCACCAGTCCGCCCACCGGAAAGCGCAGGGCATCGCCCACCGTCACATCCCGGGCCGTGTTCAGGGCCGCCCAGCCCAGCATATTGCCCGACGTACTGGCGTCGTGGAACGTGACGTAGCTAATCGTGCACCAGCTTTGGACGGCGGTCGTGAACTCGATGGCCGCCACATTGTCGATTTCGCCCGCCGTGGCGTCGCACCACGCACTGGTCGAGGCCTCCTGCCGGCCGTAAGAGGCGGCCGTAGGCTCCGCTATGTTCGAGCCGCTGTCGGAAGGGTCCTGTGTGGAGAGGCCCACCCAGATCGTGACATCCGCCCAGGCCGTGCGCTGGAACATCTTGTTCAGGATCGCGTTTTCTACCGTGTCGCTAAAACTGCCCATTAGAAATACCTCCCGTAAGGCGCAAGCCCCGTCGTTACCATGTCCGCATCAGCGCCTTGATGCGCATGACTTCCGTGTTGTCCCCGACGTTGTAGAAGCGGGGGAAGATCCAGCTCATGCCCCGCGCGGAGAAGCAGACCCAGCCCATGCCGTCCGAGAGCAGGTTGCCGGTAGTCACATCCCCACCCCAAAAGGAACTGTCCGCCACCGTCAGATCGTCATAGAACAAGCGCGTGGTGGCGTCGGCCGCCGTCAGGTCCGCCCAGCCGTCCCCGGCCAGGCCGGTCACGTCGCAGACCTTCTGGGCCGGGCCGCCCGGCGTGCCCACCCAGAGTTCGCAGCCGAAGGAGCCGGTGGCGTCCTCCGGCGTCTCGCCGTAGAAGCCCACTTGCACCATCCTGGCGCCGGGCGGAATGTCCGTAACGCCCGCGCTGGTATCCGTGGGACGCTGGTCGGTGAAGTCCGTCAGTTGAAAGCCCGCACTGGACCCGTCAACGGCGGCATCGTCCAGGGTCACGTCCACGTCGCCCCGGAGGGGCACCCATCTTGTTCCGTGATAGAAACTCATGTCTCAATCTCCGTGTCTTCGTCTTCCAGATCCCGTGTGCCGTCGGTATGGGTCTGACGCAGCGGGGCGTCGTGGGCGGAATAGTCGCCCCAGAGCACTCGCTCGCCCTGGGCCGCGCCGTGCACGATCTTCTCGTGCAGCCCCATCGCGTAGCGCATCACCGCCGCCGTCAACGGCGCTCCCACGAACAGGCCCACTGCCAAGCCCAAGCCGAATCCGGCCATAATCTCTCCAAAAAGTGTGGGCAATAAAAAACGGCAAGCAGGGTGAGTAAGGCACCTTACTTGCCGTCGTTTATTCTTGCGCCGCGCCCCAACCGGCCGGTTCGGGCCCGGACCCACAGGATCAGTTCCGCCTGGGACACTAACAGCGCGCCGGCACGCCCGTCAAGAGATTTCGACAAAAAATCACCTGTATTCCGGCGTAAGTTAGTCGGAGTTGGTCAGGAAGTATGTAGCGCCTCGTCGTCGTTTTCGTCCCCTTCTTCGGGGTCCCAGGTATCGACGGCCCCGGTGCGGGCCAGGTCGTTTTCCGATGGATACCGCTCCGGCGGCGCGCCGGTGTGGGCCTGTTTGACGGCCCCGGTGGACCGTTCGCAGCGCTTGTGGGCTTGCAGGGCGATCATGCAGGCGAACAGATTGTCGTCGTGCTCGGCGGGCAGGTGCTCCGGCTTGCCGTTGGCGTTGCGCACGAAGGTCCGCATCTGGTCCAGGATCTCGGGGAAAATGACCTTGACCGCGCCTTCCTTGGCGGCCACTACGAAATCGTCCACAAGCCACTTGCGGGTAATGGCGGTGGTGCGCCAGCCTAAGACTTCGCTCTCCGTCTCCGTCTCCCGGTCCTCATGGCGCTGACGATTGTAAATGTAGGGATAGCCCCGCTCCTTGAGGTATTCCAGGAAGATCATTCCCTGAGGAATTTCGGGGGCGACCCACGCCTCGTTGTAGTACACGGCGGCGCGAAAGCCCTGCTTGCCCAACTCCCGCTGGTCGGTGCGGCCCGTGTAGAGGGCCACGCACTCCCCGGTATTGCGGTCCAGAACGACCATCGAATCCCGGTCCAAGTGACTCTTGGGATTATGCTGGTCCGAGAGCCGGCCCTCCATCGAATCGCAGGCCAGAATGTAGTCGTGCCCGTCCACCGGCGGCTTCCAGATCAGCCACATGTTCGTTTCCTCGTCGCAGTCCACCATGTCGAACCGGCCGCTCTGCTCGTCGAACAGCACGCGGCGGAACTTCGTTTGCTGGTACATCGCCTGCTTGGAGATGATCTCGGCGGAAAAGACCGGGTTGCCGCTGCACTGAAAAGCCTCCTCCCACGTGCCCGGAAACTCCTGGGCCAGTAAGGCAAAGTCTCCATTCTTCGATTCCAGCTTGAGTCTGCGCCAGTAGAGCTGGCCCTCGCTCAAGTGGAACTGCCGTTGCAAGTCGCGCTCATCCTTCGTGAATCCGAACCCCGGCGGCGGCTCAATGGCATACTCAGGAAAGATAAACCACGGAAAGAATACCGGCAGGTAGCCGCTGTAGTCGTCGGGCCTCTTCCGGCGACGCTTCACATCCTCTACCCAGGACTCATAGAACCATCCACCTTGACCATTGGCCGTCGTCTCGTCCGCAATAGTCGTTCCCGGCTTCAAGGGAACAATCTCTTCCAATCCCGACTTCTGGAGAGCGGCGTTCTCCCAGAAGGCGGCCTCCGAATCGTGCAGATATTGCACCGTGAAGGACCGACCCAAACTCATCTTGCCCGCCGTCTGCGAGATGAACCGCGACCGATGCGGCCGGGCGTAGACGATCTCCTTCCGGTTCGTATTGTTCTTGGGCTTGCGCAGAACCGTGGGCATCTCTTCCTCGAACATCTTAGTCATGCGGAAGATGTGGTCCGTCGAATCCGCGTCCACGGAGACAGCCATCGCGTTCCAATTGGAGTTGTGATAGACCTCGTAAAAGCCCTCCGCCTCCAGCCAAGTCGAGATCCCAAACTGCCGGGCCTTGAGAATTCTGAGCCGTACCGGCAGGTTCCTCCGCCGCTGCGCCTGCAACGCCATGTGCAATCTGAGTTGAACCACGTTCGGCCGCAGCAACTCCCGCGTCCCCGCCTTCGTGATAATGTGCAGGTTGGAGGCAATCCATTGCAGCCGCTGTAAATCAGGGGTGATCTCAGACACGCTTCGCCCTCTCCAGAATCTGCGCCAGCCCCGGATTCAGCCGGTAAGCGGACCGCCGGGGCACAAGGCGAACGGCCGGGGGCACCGGCCGACCCGCCCGGGCCAATCTCCGTCTTTCCAGAAGCCCGGCTACTGTGTCAGGGAGCACCAGCTTCACCGGCCTCTCCTTTCCCGGCTTCCACCGGACTGCCCGCAAAACACGGGGCCAGGACCTGCGCCTGCTCTATCATGGCCGCCAGACTCTTCTCATGCTCCGTCAAGGCGACAATCAGCTTCCTCGTATCCTCTACCGTGGCCGGCAATCTCAAGCCCGCGTCCTCGCCCTGCGCCGGACCCACTTCCTCCCGACGCCAGGAAAGCCGGTCCAGCATCATATCGCACATCTGCGAAAACTTCGGACAACTCCAGCCCGCCGCCTCATAGATATGCGCCGCCAGCGTCCGCGCCCAGTCCGCCGCCTCCTGATAGGCCTCCCCATATATGACTGCATAGTTCATCAAGGTCCGCACCGTCACGCCCATACTCACCGCCAGACCGGAATAAGTCGGCATGACCCGTCGCTCGGCACAGTCCCGAAAATACCCTTCCACCGCCTCAATCATCGCCTCCGGCGTCTCAAATCTCCGCTGACGCGAATAATAATGCGCCCCCCGCACCGTCGCCGCCGCCTGACAAACATCCGGCACACCCGCCGTACCCGCCGTAATCGCCGCCGCCACCTCCGTCATGCTCTTAACCATCTGTTTTTCCCCTGCATCCGGTACTATAACTACCGACTCATCCCTTGGCGACAGACAAAACACATCCCCCACCCCTTCTTCATTCAGCTTTCTCCGGGTCCCGCTCTTCCAATACGGCACTACGCAGCGACTCAACTACCTCTAATTCAGCAAGACCAATGTCGTCCATGGGACCACCAAGCGCCTTAACTATCCAGGCAGACAGCACACGCCCTTCGCGCCGAATATTAGGCGCCATTCGTAAAGCCAGGGCACGTACAAACCTATCACGATGCGCCATCACCGGCTTTCTATAACGCTGGGCCGCATAAACCTCACCCGTCCTGATATCGTAGTCAATGCAATATTTTCGTCCGACAAACGTAGTAGCCATCACTTATACTCGTAGGCACGACACGCTCCATGATGCCCTTACGCCGCTCGACTGCCGCCAGCCGAATGAAGCGCTCTCGTGTCAATGCCATACCCCCCATCTTAGCCCCGAACCCACGCCCAAAACAAGAAAATTGTCGAAATCCGCAAAAAGCAAAGAAGATTTCTGTTGACAACGGCGCGGGGATCGTGGCAAGATGTCGGACAATGGCAATCGAGCATTACAACACGACTTCGACTTCTCAGGGCGGGCAGCCGCTCGGTTGCCAAACTACTGCTGCTCGCTCCGATCCTCACGCCGGCCCCTCTCAGGGGGACCGGCTCTTGAGACATTTTGGCAGTGTCCACAGGTGGCAATATTGCCACCTGTGGATTGCCGCACAGGAAATGCAGTTGAGACATTTTGGCAGAACTGACTCTCGGTCAGTCCCTCCGCCGGGCCGACGGCGTTAGACAATTGCGCGGAAGCGCGACATCGGCACGGAAGCTGGGCGCCGTAGAAGGTCCAGACCGATGAGTAAGTGATACACGGAACGATCCGATACCTACTCCGTGAGGGTCCATCCGGACCCGGCTCCATTTGACGGGAAGCCTTGAGCCTCGGCCATAAAATGCTGCAACGTCAAACATCGTGCCTCGTCCCCTAGGGTCCAGAGTCCGCCCCTAATTGCTCGCGAGCCTGTTTGCGGAACCAATTCGGTGGGATTACCTAAATTACCAAAACGCCTATGAAAACTTCGAGACTTCTTGGCTCACAGCGAAACCTATTATCAAGGGAAAGATACATACTTGTCCGTCTGTACGATTCAGGCCTTAGGAGAACCACCAGGAGCCGCACAGAGTCACCCGCTGGCCGACCCTACTCCTACCCCTACCCTTACCCTTACTCCTACCCCTAGCCTTCAAAGGGAACAATTAAGGCTATCCGATACCGATTTTCTGGGATTACCTAAATTACCAAAACGCCCATGAGAACAATTAAGGCTATCCGATACCGATTCGCAGACCCCCCGCCCAGCCCCCCAGCCACCCGCCACGCCAAACATTCTGGCTCAAAAGACCCAGGGTACTCCCGGTCGGGCCCGAGACCAAGCCGGCAAGGCATTGAACAACTTACCGCCACCATCCTCAACCTAACCCTACCCCTACCTTTACCCTTACTCCTACCCTAACCTTACTCCTACTCCTAGCCTTACCCTTACCCTTACCCTTACCCTTACCCCTACCCTTACCCTTACCCCTACCCCTACCCTTACCACAAAACCACCAAACTATGCCCAGGCGAGAAATGGGATTGATGGTACTATGCCTAGGGGGGGTGGGGGAGGGGGTGGCCAGGCACCCATGCCAGCCCAAGCTGATATAGCCCTGGGTGGTAGTAAATCAGCCCTGGTGCCATCAAAAACGCGGATATGCCCATCACACACCGAACGGTTGTTGATGACATGCTCAAATCAGGCCTTAGACATGGCTCAACCAGGCCTCAGACATGCTCAAATCAGGCCTCAGACATGGCTTGCGCTAGGCTTAGACTCTGCGCTAGGGCTGGGACTTCGCCTTGTCCACAGGTGGCAATATTGCCACGTTGCGCTAAGCTTAAGCTGGGTGCTGGGGCTGGGACTGGAGCTGAGTGCGCGCGGGGTTGACGAACGCAGAATCTGGCATACCTGCGCCCTGGTCTATCTTCTGATCGTCTCTGGCTGTCTCTCTGTCTGTGTTGGCGTCGCTTGCGCCTGCGCTGTGGGTATGGTTTATGGCGCGTTTTCCGGCACTTTGCCCGTGGGCTGACGTTGGCACCCAGGCTGCTTGGTGGCCTTCTGGGGGGCGTAGGCGTTTCCGGGGGTATCATTGGCCAAGTTAATTGTGTTTGCTTGCCAGAGACAGCGTGGGGGGCCTTCCTGAGGCAGGTAATAGCACGTCTGGGTCCGACCGGGACGCTATAGCTGGGAGCCGGGTTCGAGGACGGCCAGGACCGCCGCGTCGTGCTCGGTGTTCTACTGCTTCTCTGGCAAGCAGATATTGGTACATGCGTCTGGGCAGATCCAGCCTGATTGGCCGCAGCTTACAATCCCGTATTATGTCTGTGATCTTAGGCATGTCCGCATCTTAGTCTATCTTATATATATGGCAAGCAGAAATTATTGCAGAAATTATTCTGGAAAGTTTTTTTTGCGCATAACTCCTTGCCGGGCATAGGCTTAGACGCCTCTGCAAAAAAAATCTCTGAAAACCTCTTGACAATGCTGGGCGCATCCTGTAGAGTATCCGATAGATGATGAGCGTGGTAGCTCGTCGGTGATAGGGCAAATCAAACGAAAGGGTGAAACATGAAGACAGAAAAGGGTGAAACAATGACAACTGCCCGTGAGAGACTTGAGAGACTTGCACGCACTTATCTTAGTGACTACGAGCAAGCTTTGTGCCTTTGCCCGCCGGATCGGTGCTCAGGTTGCGTCCGGGCGGACGTCGACGATCCTAGGCCGTATGAGGCTATCCAGTGTGCCTATAACTGCCCGGTGGCGCAAGCACTGACGCGCATGGGTTATGTTGGCAACCCATAAATTATTACGCTGCGGCCGCTTACAATCCCGTATTATGTCTGTGATCTTAGGCATGTGTGTATCTTAGTCTATCTTATATATATGGCAAGCGGAAATTATTATGGAAAGTTTTTTCGAGCATAACTCCTTGCCGGGCATAGACTTAGGCACCTCTGCAAAAAAAATCTATGAAAACCTCTTGACAACACTTAAGGCGTGTTGTAGAGTAGCCGATAGATGATGAGTGTGGTAGCTCATCCGTGATAGGGCAAATCAAGTGAAAGGGTGAAAAATGAAGACAGAAAAGGGTGAAACAATGACAACTGCCCGTGAGAGACTTGAGAGACCCGCACGCACCTATCTTGGCGGCTATGAGCAGGCCCTGTGCCTCTGCCCGCTGGATCGGTGCTCAAGTTGCGTCCGGGCGGACGTCAACGATACCAAGCCGGTGATGGCTATCCAGTGTGCCTATAACTGCCCGGTGGCGCAA